ACGAAGCCGAGTCAGGAAGATGGTACATTCAAGTGGAAAAAATTCAGTTGAAGGTGCCATGGCGATACGGAAGACCGTATAAAATTCAGTGTGACGACCTCAAGCCCATCATGGACTACAAGGTCGGTGACGAGGTCGAGGTGTGGTGGGAGTTGAGTCAATCAAGAATGATACTCACCAGGATTCGATTAGGTCTCTGTACCTAACTCTATGGAAAAATGACCACGTCTTAATATTTGTTAATATTTTATTGTCCAATAGTAATAACTGAAATATGTCTGGTGGCATTACGCAATTGGTAGCACTGGGGGCTCAGGATAGTCACCTGGTCGGTAGCCCAGAGGTGTCATTTTTCCAATCATCGTACAAACGTCACACTAATTTTTCTAGCGTGATTGATCGTCAGGTGATTCAGAACACCCCGTCGGCGAGTGGGCTTTCGTCGATCCGCTTTGAGCGCAAGGGTGACCTTCTTTCGTACGTCTATCTCAGTAACGTAAGCGGCGCAGGATCGGTGACCAATACTAACTGGAATGAGATCGTGGACAAGGTCGAATTGTATATTGGTGGGCAGTTAATCGATACTCAAAATTTTGAATACTCGACCAAGATTCATACGGATATTATGGCAAACACTTTCTCCAAGACCAACTTCGGACCAACACCGGATGTATCTGGTTCAAATGATGGGTACTTTTATCCCTTCAAGTTTTGGTTCTGTGAGAACTGGCAGTCCGCGCTTCCTCTGATTGCCCTTCAGTACCACGATGTGGAGTGCAGGATCTACTGGAGCTCCAGTCTTCCCGCCAATCACACCATCGAGGTTTGGGCTCGCTACGTGTACCTCGATACCGATGAGCGTCGATCAATGGCAGAGAAGTCTATGGAAATGTTGATTCACCAGGTTCAGCGGATTCCTAGTCCCTCTTTGAAGACTGCCGATCTCACATTCAACCATCCCGTCAAGTTCTTGGCTTCGACTGCAAGCGCTTTCGACACATCAAACACGGTCGTTCTCCAGCTCAACGGTGTGGATGTCGGAGAGAAGAAGCCAGCGATCCCACACTACAACCAGGTATCTTGTTACTATCACGTTCCATATGGCCCGAGTAGCACGGATCCAGGTGAAGGGTTTGAATCTGCGACTCTTATGATTCCCTTCTGTTTGGACTCATCCAAGCTTCAGCCCACAGGCACCTGCAACTTTTCGCGCATGGACTCTGCCAGGTTGGTATGCAGTTCTGCAATCAATGCCGATATTTATGCGGTCAACTACAATATCCTAAAAGTTCAAAATGGCATGGGTGGATTGCTATACGCGAACTAAATATCTAAAGTATTATTAGTAATATGTCGGGAGGACTTGCAGAATTGGTGGCGATCGGTGCCCAGGATGCACATATCGTTGGAAATCCCGAGATAAGCTTTTTTCAATCATCCTACAAACGTCACTCGAACTTTTCCAGTGTGATTGAACGGGAGGTCATTCAAGGCGTTCCTAAAAATAACGGTTTCTCGACGATCCGTTTTGAACGCAAGGGTGATCTTCTTTCTTATGTTTACCTTATGGCTAAAAATAGTTATAATACTGTTATACAACCCACATGGTCCACTATGATAGATAAGATCGAACTTTACATTGGAGGGCAAAAAATTGACTCTCAAGACTATGATTTTTCGGCTTACATTTCCACTGAAATTATGGCGAATACACTTTCTAAGAGTATATTTGGTCCAGGTCCAAGTGGTAAAGACAATACCAACTTTTTTTACCCTATCAAATTCTGGTTCTCTGAGAACTGGCAGTCGGCACTCCCCTTGATTGCCCTCCAGTACCACGATGTGGAGATGAGAATCTACTGGGGCACCGACATCAGCCCATTGGATACAGCCATCACGACCGCGATTGCCAACTACAAGGCTGCACAAGCTGTTGGATTTGCTGCAACAGATGCGCCCAACACCTACCCCAATCGCGCCACACTTGAGTCTACATTCAAAGCAGCCGCCGATGCAGTGGAGGCTGACACTGGGAATACTCTTGTAACTGCACTCACCACCGCCGGTATCACAGGATATACTGTTGATACAGGTACTGGTCTGATTACCGGAGATGTTCTTGCGGACAGCGGATCGCCAGACTATACCGCGACTTCTCTTACCTACACGGCTACAGATGCCATTCTTGTTGGCAGTTCGTCAATCGAGGCATGGTCCAGGTATGTTTTTCTGGACGAGCCCGAGCGTCGCATGATGTCTGAACGACCTATGGATATGCTTATTCATCAGGTACAGAATATCCCGGCGCCGAATAACAAGACGACCGAACTTCCGTTCAATCACCCGGTTAAGTTTATTGCTTCCACCGCAAGCGCGTTTGCTGCAGACCAAAAGGTTCTTCTTCAGCTTAACGGTACGGATGTAGGTGAAAAGAAGCAAGCGATTCCACATTACACTGCGGTTTCGGCCTATCATCATCAGACTCAGTCTGGAACGGATGCATCCAATAGTACTACTGGATACTACAATGTAAAACTGATGATCCCCTTCTGTCTGGATGCCTCCAAGCTCCAGCCCACCGGAACGTGCAACTTTTCGCGCATGGATTCGATCAAACTCATCAACGATTCAAGTATCAATGGTCCTATCTATGCGGTCAATTACAACATTCTCAGGGTCCAGAACGGGATGGGGGCTCTGCTTTACGCGAACTAAGTTTTTTAGCAGTATTGACGGCCTTTTCGGCCTGATCCTTGGGCATAAACATGAGCCAGGCGACGGTCATCCTCTCCTGGGTAAGAGTTCCGTCCTTCTTCATAGCGGCACATGCATCTTGAAATTGCTTTACGTAGTCCATAATGGAATTTCAAGGAGTTTATTATTTAATTAGTCTTGGGGACAGAGAGCAGCGGGACATCCGCCGAGAAGCACCGGGTGATGCTATTGGAGGGCACCGGACCCACGCGCTGAAGGTCGGTGATGGGCTTGAGCAGATCAGGACCCATCTTGGTGATCAGCTGGCGGTACTGGTAGTTAAGAGGATACGCAATACCATTATCAGCCATGATCTTATCGTTGATCAGCTGGTTAGAGGTGTAAATAGTGAAGGCGCGACCATCGGCCATACCAAGACGCTGAGACATCTTTTACTTATTCAGTAGATAAAAATCTCTGATCTTCTGGTGGAATGATTCTTTCTGATGTACCATTCTGTCATTCTTTTCCTTGAAGTTTATGAAGTCCCCCTCGACTAGTGGATCATAAAGAATTCTGATCAAGAACTTGTATGCCATGGCGATATCCTTGAAATTCTTGGCGCCCGACATTACGATGCTACCGGTTTTAAAAACACTGACCGTCATGTTGAACATCTTGGCTTTCACCGCCGAGTAAGTCTCTGGACTGTAAGATGGCTTTTTCACAAACTTTTTGTGTTTCTTGTAAAGATCCAACAAAGCCATCTGATCGATGCCGTGAGGGAGACGGAACGTTGCATTGATCATCTGTATTTCCATGGGTGACACGGGATTGTTTTTGGTCTCGGGAAAGACCTCATCTACTATTTTTTGGATCTCCTGGATGATTTCCAATCCTTCCATTGGTGTAGATGATCCTGTCACGTGAATCTTCCCGTTAGGAAACAACTTGACAGAGCGCTTTTTGGTTTCGCCGACATCCTTCGACAGTGTCAGTGAGTTGTTGAAATGGGTTGTTCCCATGTTCCAACCACCGGTCCCGTCGTCAAACTTCTCCTTGAAAGTCGCGAGGGGGGTCGTGATGCCATCCCTGCCTCCCATGACCGTCATCGTAGACACTCTAGGCAACGTGGGCTTAGGTTCCTGGATTTCATCACGCGCTTTGATGACGTTTCCAAGAAAGGTTCGAAAGTTTTTGGCTTCCATATTTAAAAGTAAGACTCCTCACTTCTTTAATATGAGATGTGGTCACTGTAAACTAAAGAAGATTATCTGCGTTCCATGCGCTTACTGTGATCACGCGTCTCTGTGTACCTCTTGTATTCAAGTGGAGTTTCACGAGTGCCCAGGTATCCTGAATAAAATTCAGTTCGAGAGGGATACATTAGAAAAACGAAACCCTAAAATAGAGAGCGTCAAAATTACAAAAATTTGACGAGCGTCATAATAATGAGGGCTATGAGTATAGCTGAAGCGGCGTTGCCCGCGAAGTTTGCAGCGTCCATACTACCGACCATGCCCTCCTTTTTTACGGTGATGGGGTCGTTGGGTTTGGGTGTGTCGTTCCAAGGAGGCAGTGAATATATTCGCTCGGGCAATAGCTTTCTGTTCAGTGGATAATTCTGAGATCCCGGTGTGCAGTAGTACGGGGTTCTCCACCCCGCGGCGATGGTCTTCTCGCATCCCTGACTCGTTTCTGTCATGTAGGATTCGAGTGGTCCTCCGAGCGCATCCCCGATGGGGCGAACGGCGTTAACAAGCGCCACCTGGGGTTCATCTGAGGGTTTATATACCGCCTTGTAAGCACCACCCAGAGGGACACCCGGCGTAAAATTCATCGGGTCGGCGTACGGATTTATCTTATTGATGGAAATTCCATCATTCAGTCTCATGTAGGACGACATCCTTGCTAGTTATACTGTTGAAATAAATTCCCACTTGAGAATTTCACACATGTCCTTCCATATGACATCCTGTTGAGTGAGTTTTTCCTTGGACTTCAAAAGTGGAAAGTAGGGAAGGTACTGGTCTTCTCCCAAAAGTTCGCAGAATTTGTAAAGAACGTATGGATAACTCAGAAAGTTCTTGCGATCCTTGGGACACACCTGGTCAAAGGGTTCCTGTATTTCATTGAACATGAGTCTGAGACGCTCTTCGAGAGCGACCGGCATTTCTGGCGGTCTCACACCGGTAAGAATATTGGAAATATAAGGGATGTGTTCATAGTATTTATTTTGGCGCATTTTTTTCAAGAGGCCTCGTACCTTGGTGTGAGTAATTTTAGATACTTGTTCAATACGCTGTTTCTTGAGTTCATAACGCAATTGTTCTATCAATTCATCTGGAATATTAGCTGTTTCTTTACCTTGAAATTGCTGAACCCATTCATTGAAATGATTCTGTCTTTTATATGAATATTGAGTATTCTTTGAAATGTCCTGTTCGTCTTGGTAGGATAATCTGGTGGCTATATAACTCTCGCATGAACCACAATCCTGACACACGATTTCTCCTTCGGTCTCATTTTCGTGCACATTTGTAGAATTACAATTTTTACAATTATCGTTTTTGTTTATTGTATCTGTAGTATTAAAGTCTGTATCAATTGCTTGTGTAATGTCTTGTTCTACTACGCGCATATATTCTAAAAATATATCACGACGACAATTCTCTTCGTGATATCTTTTTATATAAGGGGATGCCATAGTTATGTATTCATGCAAAGCATTTTGATCATTCTCATATTCTTTGATTTTTGTGTTATATCGTTCGAGTAAACTCATTTAAAGAAAAGTATCGTTATAACTTTAAATGTATAATTTTCTCGTCAAGCTTGTCGGGTGGTGGTATAACGAGGATCCCTATAAGGTAACTATGCCTTTGAAAATGATCTATGATATTAATACAAAAAAAGATTGTCTTTTTCCTTCGCCAGAGTGGAAGCGAATTATGGAGGGCTGGCCTTTGATGAACTCGGGAGAGACCTATATCACGTGTTACTATCCAGACTTCAGGGATGCCATTTACGTGTTGCGTAGAAAGAAGCCAGAGTGTGTTGAGAACATTCGTTATGAGCAGGAATATACCTACCGCGGTGCACCTTATTCTATGGTGACCAGAGACCCTATGCGCAGGATACGTGATATTGAAGAATCGGAAGGAATGAAAGGACCGATCATGATTAACAAGGTCGAGGCAGTCATGGAAAATGGCGAAGTGAAGATGTGGGATACAGCTCGATTTCTGCGCTACGCCGGACCGAGGTCGGACTTTCACAACGTCAAAGACATCCGTATGGAGGATCTATTTGATGCCAATGAAGAGGTACCTGATGAGTGGCACGTCTATATGTTTGGTAAAAAGATTGTTATTAAGAAGAGTGATGAACTTACTCCTCGCACTTTGGTGCCAAGTAGAACCTAAGTTCACCTAGTGAAGTAACCTTATACTCCAGGACGAGAGGCATCTCCTCACCGTGGTGGTGAAGTTTCATATTGGAACACATTGATGTTGCCTTTGTGAAAAGATTTAGATATTTAAGTGAAAATACATCTTTCATAGAATCGAATTTGGTGGTATCAGAGTCGATGTCATATTCGGTGTACTGTTCTGCAAAGTCACCAGTGCATCGGAACCCGATCTTTTTGAATGATCTCTCTATTACAAGTTCAGAACCAATGTGCGAAATATCTCTACACAATCGCTGAAAATCTACGGTCTGAAAAGTTGTAATACTCATTACCACAAGTTTTGGTGCTTCAAACATCTCGTCGTTTATGTCCAAGAGTCGAAGGTTGAAATGACTTTTGCTCTTTTTTGTACTATTTTCAATAGAAATATTTAGTACATGATTTTCTTCAATCTTCATTATCAGTACATCATTTACCGTGACAGACTTCAAAACACGAAAAACATTTGTGGTATTAATACCAACAATAATTTCATTTTCACATGAATATTCTTCAAATTGATTGGCATCCAGAAATAGTTCTACCATAGCAGTGCGAGCATTGTCTAGGGTCAACATGTGAATCCCCCTTTTGCTAAAAGATACATTAACATCGTTGAGGATGTCCTTTAGAACCTCAAAGATGTTTTTAAATGCAGTTGCTTGAATAGTTTTCAAGAACATTTACTAGAATCATTGCGCGTTTTCTTTAATTCGCGCACATAAAGATCTTCAAGAAATTGTTTGAATCCAGAGTCACCGCGTTCCTTGATGAATTCTTTCCACGAACTGTATCCTTGTTTATACGAGTATGCATTTCCAAGTGACTTTGGAACTTCTTCTGGGTTTGTGATCATTTAGTTAGTGGTGGTTTTCTTGTTTATCTTGGCTTCCAACTCGGGTGTCATAAGAGGCGCCAGCGGGGCGCCATAGGATTCAAGATCAAATAGACCTGGTGCCGAAGTGGGATTTCCATCAAATGATGCGAATGCAGAATGATCAAAGGATTCCACTTCACTTGGCATCATGGAAAGAACCCACTGCTTGACTTCTGGACCCATCAAAGGTCTCCCGTCCTTGGTGATCAATGCTGGAACATGGGTAAGCACCTTGCGATAATCTTCTGGAACAGATTCTTCGTGAATGTTTTGGTACTTGATCTGATCCTTGATAGGACATTGATCCAATAGATTGAATATCTCAAGACAGTGTTGACAGCGTGGACTGTACAACATGATGGCAAACATGCTTTCTTACAAGCGTTGGTGAATTTATCAGGGGATATAATTTCGCACCAGTATATAAGATGCGTATGCAGACTATATTTTTCATCGTGCTGGTTGTCGCGATTGTGGGATACCTTGTCATGAACCGCGAGGGACTCAGGTGGGATCGCGGGTTCGCTGGATTCCGTCCCGCCGTCACCGGTGTGATAACAGAAGGTAATCTCGAGATTACCGGAAACCCAGTAGAGGATGTATCCATCAAAGCATTTATGATTAAGAAGATTTTGGACGCCACCGTCAATGAAATATTCAATACACAAGGGCTGAAAATGTTCCCAATTGAAACTATCTTCATTCAAGTGTTTGATTCGCCGGACAAGATTAGCGAACTCAAACAGAAACGCCCAGACGTTTATGATTCATATGTCGAGTTCCTTCAGGCTCGCGACAAGAACGCCTTACTCACCAGGGACGGAGACGGTACTGTTCAAGAACAATTAGCTCGAACCGCACTGATCAACTACCTTGATCAACTCAAGCGAGATCAGAACTATTCCGCGGTTCCCGATAATGTTCCAGCGACGTACCGATGCCGTTTCCTGCTTCTTGAAACGGAGCGTTTCTACGGTACCGAAGTGGACGTTATTGCCATTGGAGATGGGGATGGCATCAAGATTCAAGGTATTACCAGCCAGCCCTTAAAGAACGGTGAAAATATAAAGGCTTTTCAGGATACACTCAAAGCAGGTGAATGGATGCCCTACGATACGATTGCCAACTCATACAACGTGGTTAACAAGAGCGCCCTGGCACTTGTCGATAAGGCGATCAAGGACAAGTGGGGCGAGGGCGAAGACACTAGGTATACGACGACTATTGCCGCCTCAACCGAGTGGCTCGCCAATAATCCAGACGAGGATACGACAAATGTGAATTAGTAAAAACTAAAAGATTAATAGAAATGCCCTTGAGGGTGGACGAAGTTCAACAGATCGACCACAGAAAGCGAGAGCTAAAAAAGAAACTCTATACGGAGATTTACGAACGCGCCAGCACCAAGGTGAGGCAAGTCGCTGATTTGGGACTGCACGAGACCTGGGTTCAGGTGCCTTCGTTCCTTATAGGATTCCCTTCATTTGACCTGAACAAGGCCGCCCAGTACGTCGAGCGACAATTCATCAACGGCGGTTTCTTCACACAATTATATGAAAATGGACAATTGTTTGTTTCGTGGTATCCCAAGACGTCCAAGAAGTCCAGTCCCAAGCCCAAGCCCAAGCCCAATGAGCCGGAAAATGAGTTTGCATCCCTCGCGAACCTCAAAAAAGCCGCGGACAAATATCGCTGAATTAAATACATTTTATCAGTAACTATGGACAATAACCTTAATGTTCTCGTGGAGGCCAAGAAGGAACTATTGAACCAACTTTCGTCCACAATTTTGCCCAGCGCCCTGGACTGCATGGACTCGCTCTATGCCGAATCCAAGGTGGAGACCCAGGGACGCAACACGCTCAAAATGTTTCAGGAGAAACTCGCCAATATCCCTAAGTGGAACAACTATCGGATCGATTCAGAGGTCGGCAAGTGTGTGGATAGGTGCGGTGGGTGCCTGGACGAGATGACAGCGGCGGTCTTTGTCGCCACGGTCAAGATCATTTCTTCGGTACGCCTTTCCAAGGACTCGCGCAAGGTGTCTCTCAAGATTCCAACCAACGACGTCTTCGTGCTGGGTGTCTACACCAATGTTGCCAAGCGGATCTATGAGGATCCCTACATCTATCAGGAGGTCGGGAGCAGGAACGACCGTCGCAAGGATCTCATCAAGCGGATGGAAGGGGTGGTCGAGGAAACGGTCAAGGAGATGCTTCCTATAAATCAGATCCTGAAGACCTACCTTAACAAGAATGCCGTGGACGTCATGAACGGAGAGACAATTGAGCCCGAACCCGAGCCAATGGAAGAGGAGACTGGTGTGTTTCCAAGTGAGGGGGAGATTCCCGTGGGAGGTGAACATGATGAGGAATCACATGAAGAGCCTGAACCTGAACCGGTACCTGAAATGGCATCAGAAGAACCGGAGATGGAACCACCTCAGGAGACCAAGAATTTTACGTTCAACGACAAGATCATGAGGAGGGCGCCCATGCCACCGATGTACGAAGAAGAAGAAGAATTTTCTATAAATCCCAGTGCGAACCGTTAAACATACTAAAATCTGCTTTATGTAATAATGATCAGTGATTCGCTTAAAAATCCTTTGATCGCGGCTTTGGTCGGTGCGGTCGTCACAATGGCCTACATCCAGTTGGTCGCCCGTCTCAATCGCGAGGCGCCTCCCAGGAATGCGGACATGATCAAACCGGCGATTTTGAATGCCATTCTGGTAGGCGCGATCGTCTATCTCGGCATCTCTCAGCGCGAGGAGATTTATGAGACGCCCTTTCCAGAAGTTAGTCGCGGTATGTAATTAAAGATTTTACTCCTTTTAAATAGTACGAAATGGCCAGTGTAGACACATTTAACGAACTTCTTCTACAGTTTGTGGATGAACTGGCTCACACGTTCCCAGAGAACACCATTGTGAAGACCTACAGGAACACGGTCGGCATGCTGATCAAGAAGGATGCTGGTGTCTGTCTGGAAACGTTTATGAAAAATGTGAAGCCTCACGAGGATCTGATTCGCAATCAGGATGAGAAGATCTTCGAGGAACTTTCGCGTAGCTATGGAATTTTGAAGACCCTCGACCTCGAGTCCATGTGGAATTCTGAGCTTTCGGATGGAAGTCGCTCGGCGATCTGGCAGTATGTCCAGGGTCTCTACGTGCTCGGTAACAACGTCAGCGAGGAGGAGATCCAGGCGTCTCGCGAGACCAAGATGGACTTTTCACCCGAAATGATTAATAAGATGTTTGCACCCCAGGGCGGAGATGACGACGTCGACTCTAACCCCTTTGCCGGTATCCTTGGAAATCTTTTGAACCCGGCGATGATGCAGGAGATGACCTCCAAGGTCGAGCAGCAGTTCGGCGACGGTCAGGGAGGTCTCGATCAAGCGAAGATCATGGGCGCTCTCGGTCCGCTCATGGGAAATCTGAGCAAGATTCTTCAGCAGCCACCCGGTGCATCCGAGTGAAAAAAATAACTAGTCAATAAATAAGAATGGAACAACCGTGGTTTAGAAATCCATCGCATCTGTTTGCCAAAAACAAGGTGCTACTCTTTTGGCCTTTGGCCAAGCAGACCCCCGTGGAGAGGCTCAATGCCGCCACGAGGTTCATCCTCTACACAATGGCGATCCTTTACATTATTAACCGTGACATCAGGGTTATTTACCTGGGTCTCACCGTTATTATGGTTATGGCATCAATGTTATTGGCGGGTGGCATCAAGGAAGGGATGAGACCTGCTTCGTTCGAGGAGGAGGGGGCCAGGTTCAACGCGACCACCCCAGGGCAGTCGTGCGAGCAACCGACCAAGGATAACCCTATGGCGAACGTACTTATTTCGGACTACGTGGACAATCCAAAACGATCGGCGGCGTGTTACTATCCGACTGTCAAGGACAAGGTTAAGAAGTTTATGAACGACGGTACTCCCACAGACCAGGCTGACGTCTATTCGAGCCGAAACCAGGCGTCCCGTGCCTTTTACAGCATGCCGTCAACGACCATCCCCAACGATCAGAGCGCATTCCTTCGCGGTGCCTATGCCCCTTTGATGAACAAGGTATGTCGGGATAATACTGATGCTTGCTATCCAAGTGACGCGTCAATGTTTGGACAATCCAGGATGCCCGAACTTCAGCAGCTCAGAGGAACTTTCGGTGGCACCACTAGATAAAATCTCTGGTGATAGTAATATGGCTTATCAGCTCAACACGTCAAAGGTTCTTTTGGATGCCGAGAGTCTGCCAGTGGATTGCGCCTACGATCACGTGATCGCGCCTCCGGTAGTCAGCAACCTCAATTATGCAGGTTCGGGTCGCGCTTCGACGCCCCTCTACGGGACGGCCCCTTACATGGCGGGTAAGGGGGCTCCAGGAAATCTGATTATGGTCGAGGACATGCTCCGGCCTCAATCTAGCACGTTCTTCAAGAAGGGCTATGCCGGTCGCCAATACGACTTCCCTTCAATGGAGATGTCTTGCTCGGTGCCTCTTCGTACTCGGTCGTGGGATCCCGCGAGCAGTCGGGCTAATGTTCAGAATGCCATTTTTGATCATCGTTATCCAGCCTAATTTAAATCTACCCTAGTTTTAATATGGACCCATTGAGTCTTGTGGCCTTGTTAGGGATTGCTGTGGCGGGTCGTCAAATCGCCAGCAGTGACCGCAAAGAAGGTTTTACTCCAGCACCCGTTCCGAACCGAGAGACGCAGCAATTGCCGTTTTTTGGCAACAATGTGAATACTCCAACCCAGGAATTGACAGCCGTGACGGATCTGTTCACCGGGACGTTCAATCCAAATAATCCGATGGGTGGCGTCATCAACCCTAAGAAAGAGGTCGTGGCAACCCTTCAAGATACAGCACCCAATGCACAGTTCCCGTTTGGACAGCCCGTATATAATCTGTATGATCGCCAGAATGTCTCGAGTCGCATGAACAATCTGTCGTCCGCCGAGCGAAGGTTCGTCGGCCCCGGTATCGGCGTCCCGGCCAACGTTCCCGCCTACGGTGGCTATCAGCAGCAGTTCCGCGTGATGCCCAATAATGTCGGTGCCTATCGCCTGACCACTCTTCCGGGCAGGTCGGGTCCCGCCAAGGATTTTGTTGACCGTGGATCAGAGCGTATAACGGTGACTCAGAACCGCCCCGAGAAGACATACCAACTTTTGGGCGCCGAGGGAAAGCGTCCTCTGGAACGGGGTCGCGCGCAGGGTCAGGGTGGAATGCTCACCGGACAGCGCGAACGCGAACAGTATGTGAAGACGCAGCGACCCACCATCCGCTCGGAAACCACGACCCGCATGGACGGTCTTGAGTTTGGTGCACCTAAACGCATCGTCTCCTCTGCAACAAATCAGGACACTCCTACGCGCAACAAGGCAAACTTTGTGGCGCGAACCAACGACGTGGCTGCTCCCGGAATCCACTCGTTCGAGGGTGCCTACCAGAACACCCAAAATACTATCCTTCTGCGTCCCTCCGAACGCGGCAACAAGGGCTACACGCCTCCGGGTGGCCGCATGAACGTTCGCGGCTCGGCCACACAAGTTCAGGGCAAAATCACCAAGACCCGCGACAGTCTTTCCACGGTCGTAGAGGGAGGCGCCGGAAACCAGTCCATCGCCCAAAATTACGATATCACTTGGAAGCAGAATAACAATGCCTACAAGGGAAATGCAGACTTCCGAACCAAACAGTTGGGACTCGCGGTCAAACAATTGGACAACAATCCATTCGCTATGTCGCTGGCACAACGTTAAACATCATAAATCCTACACTCTAGAGCATGAGGTTCTTCCTTACAGAATAACTCCATGGCATCCAGTTTGTTCTCTTGTTCACGAACCCGTTGATCGTGAAGACGAGAATAGAGCTCCTCGTGCTCCATCCAGTCGTGGACATGCTTGTGTGGATTTTCAATCATCTTCTTGGTGGGTCTCTTCAGTTCGGTGCGCTTATTGAACATATACGATGGCACGTTCCTGAACAAGCAACTGTAGTAGAGCATTTAAAAATAAAAATCATATTATTTTTAAGTATGAGACACGAGACGATCGCCATGGAAGTTTCTCCCCTGGATTTTGAGGGCATCAGGACTATAGACTTTGATGCCCAGGTGGATGACCATGAAAAAATGGTGACAGTCACGATGTCCAGATACTTCATTGGGGATCTACATGATGAATGCGTCAAGAAGGTAAAGAAGATATACAAAGGATACAGAGTTAAAACTAACGTGGCATTGTAGACTAAACTATGGAGACAACTACCATTGAAGTACCAGTGAACCCATTCCACTATGATGGATTGCGAAGTATTGGAATACCCATCAAGGTGGATCACAAAGAACAAATGATCTACGTTGATTTCATGTCAAATCAAGGAACCAAAATCATGGAAAATTTCCTTTCAGAGGTCGGTCGCACGTTTCCTGGCTATGAGATCAGGGTAGCCAGGCTTGACCAGTGAGAACCGCCTTTGCGTACTTTGTGGCGATCATCGAGTGGATCATCGGCCAGTCCATGACGTTGCTGGCGTTAATAGTTAACCCAAATGGATTAGAGTTTACGTAACGGACAAACTCCTTGCCGTTCTTTTGAGATTCAGGTGAAGTATAATACTCCATCTTCTCAAAAGAGCCCTTCAACCAGTGAACATGCTTTTCATTCTGGGGGTCGAACCTGTCCATCGTTATTAATTGAATATGTTTTTATGTCTTTAATTAATAGTAATGAGTTCCATAGACAACTCTTCTGATTTTGATGGAGGGATTGTTGCTTCAGGGAAGAGAGGTGTCATTCAGTTGAGCGACGGTAACTTTAACCTAACTTCAAATAAAGATCTAAAATCAGATCCAGTGACAGGAACTGTCACAACAACGGGACTAACAACCACTGGTACGGTTTTTGCTGCTACTGTATCAACATCGAATCTCGTGGCAGACACGATTACCAATCTCATTGTTGTAGGCGATGCAACCATAACAGGGAATGCCATAGTGGATGGAACTATTTCTTCGGCGGGACTTACATCTTCTGAAAATATTACAATTACAGGAGCTGGAAATTATCTCTCCTCGTCCGGTGTTACAGCATCCAATATCAATGCCACGTCAAATCTATATGTCACCGGTCCTGCTGACGTCACTGGCACTCTTTCTGCTTTGAGTATGACGACACCTCGTCTGAGCGTTTCAGATCATGTATTGATCACTGGAAATTTGTCAGTAACAGGAGGTTTTGTCACAATTACGTCAACTAGTACAGAGTCATTTGCACTGAATGTTCAAAATGCAGGCACCGGTCCTGCTATTGTAGCAAATCAAACAGGACTTCAGCCCGTAGTGGATTTTCAAGATGAAGGTAATAGTGTGTTTTTCATTTCTGGTGGAGAAGGTGTCCATCCAGCTGCATATGTAGGTATTGGAACAACTACACCAACTAAAAAATTGGACGTTGTCGGAGAAATTAGAGGTACTAACTTGACCGCGACGGGGAACTTGGATTCTTCTAACGTCAACACATCGAATCTTTATGTATCAGGACCTGTAGACATTACAGGTACATTAAGCTCGGCCAACGTCAACACATCAAATCTTTATCTATCAGGACCCGCTAATATTACAGGAACCCTAAGTGCGTCCAACATTCAGACCTCTAACCTCACTGTAACCAATCTCAACACCGTCACCAACGACGCCTTCATCGGAGGAACCCTAAGTGCATCCAACATTCAGTCCTCGAACCTCACTGTAACCAATCTCAACACAGTCACCAACGACGCCTTCATCGGAGGAACCCTAAGTGCGTCCAACATTCAGACCTCTAACCTCACTGTAACCAACCTCAACACAGTCACCAACGACGCATTCATCGGAGGAACCCTAAGTGCATCCAACATTCAGTCCTCGAACCTCACTGTAACCAATCTCAACACAGTCACCAACGACGCATTCATCGGAGGAACCCTAAGTGCATCCAACATTCAGACCTCGAACCTCACTGTAACCAATCTCAACACCGTCACCAACGACGCCTTCATCGGAGGAACCCTAAGTGCATCCAACATTCAGTCCTCGAACCTCACGGTCACCAACCTCAACACGGTCACCAACGACGCCTTCATCGGGGGAACGCTAAGTGCGTCCAATATCCAGACCTCGAACCTCACGGTCACCAACCTCAACACCGTCACCAACGACGCATTCATCGGAGGAACCCTAAGTGCGTCCAACATCCAGTCTTCGAACCTCACGATCACCAACCTCAACACGGTCACCAACGACGCCTTCATCGGAGGAACCCTAAGTGCGTCCAACATTCAGACCTCTAACCTCACTGTAACCAATCTCAACACCGTCACCAACGACGCCTTCATCGGAGGAACCCTAAGTGCGTCCAACATCCAGTCTTCGAACCTCACGATCACCAACCTCAACACCGTTACCAACGACGCCTTCATCGGAGGAACGCTAAGTGCGTCCAATATCCAGACCTCTAACCTCACGGTCACCAATTCTCATGAAGTTCTCGGCACTCTAAGTGCATCCAATATCCAGACCTCGAACCTCACTGTAACCAACCTCAACACCGTCACCAACGACGCCTTCATAGGAGGAACTCTAAGTGCATCCAACATCCAGTCTTCGAACCTCACGATCACCAATCTCAACACGGTCACCAACGACGCCTTCATAGGAGGAACCCTAAGTGCGTCCAATATCCAGACCTCTAACCTCACTGTAACCAATTCTCATGAAGTTCTCGGCACTCTAAGTGCATCCAATATCCAGACCTCGAACCTCACGGTCACCAACCTCAACACCGTCACCAACGACGCATTCATCGGAGGAACCCTAAGTGCGTCCAACATCCAGTCTTCGAACCTCACGATCACCAATCTCAACACGGTCACCAACGACGCCTTCGTCGGAGGAACCCTAAGTGCGTCCAACATTCAGACCTCTAACTTAACGATCACCAATCTCAACACGGTCACCAACGACGCCTTCATAGGAGGAACTCTAAGTGCGTCCAACATTCAGACCTCGAATCTCACGGTCACCAACCTCAACACCGTCACCAACGACGCCTTCATAGGAGGAACTCTAAGTGCGTCCAATATCCAGACCTCGAATCTCACGATCACCAATCTCAACACCGTCACCAACGACGCCTTCATAGGAGGAACTCTAAGTGCGTCCAAAATTGATTCTTCAGGAACAATAACCGCAAGTGATAGTTTCATACACGATATTGGTTCAACCAATCCAAGTGATTTTTTGGCCCTTACAACTCCAGGTTTTACTACAGCAAACTATGTTTATACAAGAGCTATCGTTAATGAGCAACAGCGTAATCTTACCCCTGCTGCAATTGTATTTGGAAACAACAATGTATATGCAAGTAATAAAATTTCACTTGTGACTAACGGTAATACAATGTTATATGTAGACAACAGCAATGTAACCGTACCAAATTCCAACGTGTCTAATTTGGCGTCTATACAACTTATATCTTCCGAGATTCCAACTGATGATTGTTTGCAAGTTTACAATACAAACGGAGCATTGAGAGCAAACATCCAATATAACGGCGACGCAACCTTCAGAACCATTACAGTTTCCAACATTCAAGGTGGGTCGCCGTTGACAATTAGTGCATCAGAGGGAGTGACTATTACATCAGACGTAGTCGTCAATAACGGGGGTTCTTTTACGGTAGGAACATTGGTTTATGAAACACTCACGTCCATTCCAGGTCAAATGGCTAATCTAGAAGCTAACATCATTACGTCTTCAAATATAAATGTTACTGCAAATCTTTATGTAAATGGTCTAGCTACAATTGATGGAACACTCACCGCATCTTTGTTGTTAGGAGATGGAGGTTTGCTTAGCAACACCGCGGCCCAACCAAATCTTCAAGGCGTGACAGATCAAGGCGCAGTCACAACTGCCACAATTGATGTAGGTGGACTGACGACATCTGGAACCATCACGACCTCGAACCTCGTGGGATCGTCCTTTCTGACCGTGACCGCCAACACCAACGTGGTCGCGGAGTTCACGGAATCGTCACGATACTATCACGTCAAAGAACCAAGGTCTGCGATGACCGCAAATTCCAGTTTTGGTTACACGGCGAGCTCAAGCAGTGAATATAGTGGAAATTATCCATCTTTTGAAGCATTTAATGGTAACTATAAAACAGACAACGGCGATTCATGGATATCTTACAATTTTAGCTACGTAAACACTACAGGGTTACCAACAGATGGTACAGACAGTTTTCAGGGGACAAATGGTTCTTGGCTAAAAATACAATTACAGAATACCTTTAAAGTACAGTATGTAAAGATATACCCAAGAAATGATGGATTCCCGAAAAAGGGTAAAATTTATGGTAGCACAGATGATTCAAATTGGACACAAATATATGATTTTGATGACTTGCTAGTCGCGACTAACGACCCTGTAACTTTAATAGTAAATTCTTCTAATTTTTATTCATATTTTGTTTTTCATGTGGAAGAAACTGGATTATGGGGGACCAACACTGCGTATGCAGACTGGGTAGCCATTCAAGAACTTGAATATTACGGCACCCCATACACAGCTGCCACCAGCGACGGCACGGACGTCATCTTCAAGTCCGTCCCGAACACGCCCAAGACCGACTTCCTGGACGTCTACTACGATGCGAATGATTATACCACTATGCCAGCGACTATTACAAACAACAACGGTGGCGGATCCAGCGGTACACCAACTGATGTGACCTTCAACAGTACTGAACCAAAGTCATTTGAATTTAACGGAACCACGGGCAACGTCACGGGGACGCACGGTTTAGGTACGGGTAATGTTCCTCATTCTCATTCGGTGTGGTTCAAAAGAACGAGTGCTATAAATGTTTGGGATTATGTATGCGCTATAGGTACATTTACAAATGACCAACAATCGGCCATTGTAATAAATTCTAATCAAATTAATTGGAGTATATACGCAACAAACATTAGAGCAAGTCCTATTATAGAAAATGACATATGGTATCACGCTGTAATTTCATACAATGGTCAAAACAGCACTACAGAAATATACATCAATGGTTTAATACAGAATGTCACATCTGAAGGTGCTGCGGGTACCTTAAATTTAACTGGAACTACACTCAAGATCGGTTGTCGACCTAATGATGGTGATTACTTCAACGGTTCCATCGCCAACTATCGGCTTTACGATCGCGCCCTTTCCGCGGACGAGGTCTGGGAGCTCTACGGCTACCAGAAGGCGTACTTCAGCGTTTCACCAGACGTGGTGACCTACAAGGCGGGCAGGATCGGCATCGGGACCAGCGAACCGAGGGCCGTTCTGGATGTCGTGGGGGACGTGAAGATCAATGGTGAATTGGCAGTGGGAAAGGACACAATTATTACTTCATATATTGGTAAAGTTGCAATAGGTTACAACAATGGAGATAACAATGCTGCGGTTTTTGCACATCATGATCAAATGTCTGATACCAATTATGCTTTAAAGCAATCTGCAGGAGGAACCGTACATTTAAATAGACCTAACACATATGATCTCAAATTTAAAGAAAATAATACCGAACAGATGGTAATAGCTTCCGGTGGCAACGTCGGCATCGGGACGATTAGTCCGCAGCAGAAATTGGAAGTTCATGGAAATATGTTACTTGGTCAGAACGACGCAGATTCTTTTATTCATGGTGGAGCTAGTATCGCAATCACATCTGATGCACATATTCTAATAGTAGCCGATTCAAATGACACAACGGGCATCGGGGCCAGTGATATAATATTTGGTTATGGCTCAGCAATAGATACAAATGTTAACAGAAATTTTACATATGCCGAAGCGTTCCCAACAGGTCTCCCCCGCGTGGAGACAATGAGAATAGATTCAACTAACGACAGGGTCGGCATCGGGATTACGAATCCATCACAGAAACTTCACGTGGCTGGAAACGTCTCGGCCACGGATTTTATCGGAGGTGGAGCCGCTATAACAGCTATAAACGCAACTAACATAAGCACTGGGACGATCGACAATGCCCGGCTTCCGACCACCATTTCAAGAACGACTCTTTCTGGCAGCACGCTTGTTAAGGGCGCCACCCTTTCTGCGACCACGGCTTTTAACGGAAATGGAGCTGGTATAACTGCTATAAACGCAACTAACATAAGCACTGGGACGATCGACAATGCCCGGCTTCCGACCACCATTTCAAGAACGACTCTTTCTGGCAGCACGCTTGTTCAGGGTCTCAATGCTACTTTTAGTGGTAATTTGAACGCTGGAAACACGACGCTGGGAACTTTGAACGCCACAACTGGGACATTCACAGGTGTTTTGAATGCGAATGGTGGCTCAAAGATCGTCATCCAGAACCAACAAAACGGAGGGGTGGGGCGAGGGTTATACATATGGACTGTTGATGATACAAATTGGGTGATCTACATGAGTCAACCGGGCGGAGGGAGGTCCGCGAGTGGTGGAACAGCCGTCGCTGGGAGTGGTATCTCCTCATACGCCATGCGATTTCGGGTTTATAATAATTCCGCTAACGGGTTCGTTTGGGAGAATTCTAGCGAACAACTCCTCATGTCCCTTCGTGGGAGTGACGGATACTTGTATGTCAGTGGTTTACTGGGTGGTACCACGTTTCAATTTTATTCGTCTATGGTTTATTCATATGCACCAAATTATAGTTACACTGACATGTCATATGACGACTGGGCTCAACTCCGTATTTACTACACAGGCAATTCACGAGATGCTTTTGTTTTTAGAATGAATGATGGATACGCAGAGGCGGGATCAATTAGACGATGGACAAACACAAGAACAACAAAATGGAGGGGGTATATGGAGTTTATGAATGGGTATGGTAACACATCAGATCGACGAATTAAAGAAGATATTCAAGATTTAAGTGATGAAGAATCTCTAGACATAATAATTAAGTTGAAACCAAAGACATTCCATTGGAGAGATAAACAAAGTCCAGGAGATTTAGAATATGGTTTTATAGCCCAAGATATTGAAGATGTTTTTCCATCGATGGTTGTTAGGAATCCAGGTGAAATTAAATTAAATAAATACATAGATTTCGAAAAGATTTCTGATACTGAAATTTCTATAATACTTGATGAGAAAGACGCCGATTGTACTGTTGGAGATATATTATCATTTAGAATTGGGGACAATGAAGATGATTATAAAGAACTTAATTTTACTGTTATATCCAAAACAGGTAATAATGTAACATTGAAAACTGACAAAACAATAGAACAAAATGATAGTGAACAGATATTTTATACGGGAAGAAAAGTAGAAGATCAATTATCTATTAAGGGATCATATTTAGATCCTTTAATGATTTCTGCTATACAGCAATTGGAGAGACGTTTATCTGCATCAGAGGCAGAACTTCAAGCTGAAAAGCAGAAGATGGCTTCTCTTTTGGCCCGCATCGAAGCGCTTGAAAATTCTTCCTAGGTAACTAATAGAAAACCATGCCCACGTACGACGGCATCGGATCGTCCATCACCCACGAGATTGAGGTGGTCGGCGATGTGTTCATCAGCAATGTCGAAGGGGGTTCCCTAAGCACCCAGGTTCCCTTCGAGATTT